TCTCACAGTGTACGGACCTAAAGTTCCCCCATAGGGGGTACCTAAAGCCCAGCCAATCACCTAAAGTCAACCTTCGGTTGACCTTGAGGGTTCCCTAAGGGTTGGGGATGACCCTTGGGTTTGTCTTTGGGTGTTACCTTGAGTGTCTCTCTGTGTCCCTATCTGTTACAGTCTCCTAAAGTATCCTCCTAAAGTCACCTCCTAACGTCCATCCTAAAGCCAACACCTAAAGCCTACACCTAAAGACCCATCAAGTCAACGCCTATCTTAAAGTTTAAACATAAAGACCAGACCTAAAGACCAGACCTAAAGACACTACATAAAGACCAGACCTAAAGACGCCTTGTTGTTAGCCATAAAGTGATAACCTTTAATCATTGTCTTTATTAATACAACTCACTATAAGGAGAGACAACTTAAAGAGACTTAAAAGATTAATTTAAAATTTATCAAAAAGAGTATTGACTTAAAGTCTAACCTATAGGATACTTACAGCCATCGAGAGGGACACGGCGAATAGCCATCCCAATCGACACCGGGGTCAACCGGATAAGTAGACAGCCTGATAAGTCGCACGAAAAACAGGTATTGACAACATGAAGTAACATGCAGTAAGATACAAATCGCTAGGTAACACTAGCAGCGTCAACCGGGCGCACAGTGCCTTCTAGGTGACTTAAGCGCACCACGGCACATAAGGTGAAACAAAACGGTTGACAACATGAAGTAAACACGGTACGATGTACCACATGAAACGACAGTGAGTCACCACACTGAAAGGTGATGCGGTCTAACGAAACCTGACCTAAGACGCTCTTTAACAATCTGGTAAATAGCTCTTGAGTGCATGACTAGCGGATAACTCAAGGGTATCGCAAGGTGCCCTTTATGATATTCACTAATAACTGCACGAGGTAACACAAGATGGCTATGTCTAACATGACTTACAACAACGTTTTCGACCACGCTTACGAAATGCTGAAAGAAAACATCCGTTATGATGACATCCGTGACACTGATGACCTGCACGATGCTATTCACATGGCTGCCGATAATGCAGTTCCGCACTACTACGCTGACATCTTTAGCGTAATGGCAAGTGAGGGCATTGACCTTGAGTTCGAAGACTCTGGTCTGATGCCTGACACCAAGGACGTAATCCGCATCCTGCAAGCGCGTATCTATGAGCAATTAACGATTGACCTCTGGGAAGACGCAGAAGACTTGCTCAATGAATACTTGGAGGAAGTCGAGGAGTACGAGGAGGATGAAGAGTAATGTCTACTACCAACGTGCAATACGGTCTGACCGCTCAAACTGTACTTTTCTATAGCGACATGGTGCGCTGTGGCTTTAACTGGTCACTCGCAATGGCACAGCTCAAAGAACTGTACGAAAACAACAAGGCAATAGCTTTAGAATCTGCTGAGTGATAGACTCAAGGTCGCTCCTAGCGAGTGGCCTTTATGATTATCACTTTACTTATGAGGGAGTAATGTATATGCTTACTATCGGTCTACTCACCGCTCTAGGTCTAGCTGTAGGTGCATCCTTTGGGAAGGCTTTAGGTGTAGCTGTAGGTTCCTACTTTACCGCTTGCATCATCATAGGAATCATCAAAGGGGCACTACGCAAATGATGAAGCACTACGTTATGCCAATCCACACGTCCAACGGGGCAACCGTATGTACACCTGATGGGTTCGCAATGAAACAACGAATCGAACGCCTTAAGCGTGAACTCCGCATTAACCGCAAGATTAACAAGATAGGTTCCGGCTATGACAGAACGCACTGATGGCTTAAAGAAAGGTTATATGCCCAATGGCACACTATACGCTGCAAATCGGCGAATAGTGAGAACTTGGCGAGAGAACAACCTCGAACGCCGCAAGGACAAGAGAGGGCGGCGTGGCATAGACGAAAGGAAAAGGTTAAAGCCAAGAAACTCGCCGCACTTGAACAGGCACTAGCCAACACACTGAACGCTATCTCATAACGAACATAAAGGACACAATGCAATGAACATTACCGACATCATGAACGCTATCGACGCAATCAAAGCACTGCCAATCTGTGAACTTGACAAGCGTCAAGGTATGCTTATCGACTTACTGGTCGAGATGGTCAACAGCGAGACGTGTGATGGCGAGCTAACCGAACTAAATCAGGCACTTGAGCATCAAGATTGGTGGACTACCTTGAAGTGTCTCACGGCTGACGCAGGGTTCAAGATGCTCGGTAATGGTCACTTCTCGGCTGCTTATAGTCACCCGCTGCTACCTAACAGAGTGATTAAGGTGGGCTTTAAGAAAGAGGATTCAGGCGCAGCCTATACCGCATTCTGCCGCATGTATCAGGGTCGTCCTGGTATCCCTAACGTCTACGATGTACAGCGCCACGCTGGATGCTATACGGTGGTACTTGACGCACTTAAGGATTGCGAGCGTTTCAACAATGATGCCCATTATAAATACGCTGAGATTGCAAGCGACATCATTGATTGCAATTCGGATGAGCATGATGAGTTAACTGGATGGGATGGTGAGTTTGTTGAAACTTGTAAACTAATCCGCAAGTTCTTTGAGGGCATCGCCTCATTCGACATGCATAGCGGGAACATCATGTTCTCAAATGGAGACGTACCATACATCACCGACCCGGTATCATTCTCGCAGAAGAAAGACGGTGGCGCATTCAGCATCGACCCTGAGGAACTCATCAAGGAAGTCGAGGAAGTCGCACGACAGAAAGAAATTGACCGCGCTAAGGCCCGTAAAGAACGTCACGAGGGGCGCTTAGAGGCACGCAGATTCAAACGTCGCAACCGCAAGGCACGTAAAGCACACAAAGCTAAGCGCGAAAGAATGCTTGCTGCGTGGCGATGGGCTGAACGTCAAGAACGGCGTAACCATGAGGTAGCTGTAGATGTACTAGGAAGAACCAATAACGCTATGCTCTGGGTCAACATGTTCTCTGGGGACTTTAAGGCGCTTGAGGAACGAATCGCGCTGCACTGGCGTAATGCTGACCGGATGGCTATCGCTAATGGTCTTACGCTCAACATTGATAAGCAACTTGACGCAATGTTAATGGGCTGATAGTCTTATCTTACAGGTCATCTGCGGGTGGCCTGAATAGGTACGATTTACTAACTGGAAGAGGCACTAAATGAACACGATTAACATCGCTAAGAACGACTTCTCTGACATCGAACTGGCTGCTATCCCGTTCAACACTCTGGCTGACCATTACGGTGAGCGTTTAGCTCGCGAACAGTTGGCCCTTGAGCATGAGTCTTACGAGATGGGTGAAGCACGCTTCCGCAAGATGTTTGAGCGTCAACTTAAAGCTGGTGAGGTTGCGGATAACGCTGCCGCCAAGCCTCTCATCACTACCCTACTCCCTAAGATGATTGCACGCATCAACGACTGGTTTGAGGAAGTGAAAGCTAAGCGCGGCAAGCGCCCGACAGCCTTCCAGTTCCTGCAAGAAATCAAGCCGGAAGCCGTAGCGTACATCACCATTAAGACCACTCTGGCTTGCCTAACCAGTGCTGACAATACAACCGTTCAGGCTGTAGCAAGCGCAATCGGTCGGGCCATTGAGGACGAGGCTCGCTTCGGTCGTATCCGTGACCTTGAAGCTAAGCACTTCAAGAAAAACGTTGAGGAACAACTCAACAAGCGCGTAGGGCACGTCTACAAGAAAGCATTTATGCAAGTTGTCGAGGCTGACATGCTCTCTAAGGGTCTACTCGGTGGCGAGGCGTGGTCTTCGTGGCATAAGGAAGACTCTATTCATGTAGGAGTACGCTGCATCGAGATGCTCATTGAGTCAACCGGAATGGTTAGCTTACACCGCCAAAATGCTGGCGTAGTAGGTCAAGACTCTGAGACTATCGAACTCGCACCTGAATACGCTGAGGCTATCGCAACCCGTGCAGGTGCGCTGGCTGGCATCTCTCCGATGTTCCAACCTTGCGTAGTTCCTCCTAAGCCGTGGACTGGCATTACTGGTGGTGGCTATTGGGCTAACGGTCGTCGTCCTCTGGCGCTGGTGCGTACTCACAGTAAGAAAGCACTGATGCGCTACGAAGACGTTTACATGCCTGAGGTGTACAAAGCGATTAACATTGCGCAAAACACCGCATGGAAAATCAACAAGAAAGTCCTAGCGGTCGCCAACGTAATCACCAAGTGGAAGCATTGTCCGGTCGAGGACATCCCTGCGATTGAGCGTGAAGAACTCCCGATGAAACCGGAAGACATCGACATGAATCCTGAGGCTCTCACCGCGTGGAAACGTGCTGCCGCTGCTGTGTACCGCAAGGACAAGGCTCGCAAGTCTCGCCGTATCAGCCTTGAGTTCATGCTTGAGCAAGCCAATAAGTTTGCTAACCATAAGGCCATCTGGTTCCCTTACAACATGGACTGGCGCGGTCGTGTTTACGCTGTGTCAATGTTCAACCCGCAAGGTAACGATATGACCAAAGGACTGCTTACGCTGGCGAAAGGTAAACCAATCGGTAAGGAAGGTTACTACTGGCTGAAAATCCACGGTGCAAACTGTGCGGGTGTCGATAAGGTTCCGTTCCCTGAGCGCATCAAGTTCATTGAGGAAAACCACGAGAACATCATGGCTTGCGCTAAGTCTCCACTGGAGAACACTTGGTGGGCTGAGCAAGATTCTCCGTTCTGCTTCCTTGCGTTCTGCTTTGAGTACGCTGGGGTACAGCACCACGGCCTGAGCTATAACTGCTCCCTTCCGCTGGCGTTTGACGGGTCTTGCTCTGGCATCCAGCACTTCTCCGCGATGCTCCGAGATGAGGTAGGTGGTCGCGCGGTTAACTTGCTTCCTAGTGAAACCGTTCAGGACATCTACGGGATTGTTGCTAAGAAAGTCAACGAGATTCTACAAGCAGACGCAATCAATGGGACCGATAACGAAGTAGTTACCGTGACCGATGAGAACACTGGTGAAATCTCTGAGAAAGTCAAGCTGGGCACTAAGGCACTGGCTGGTCAATGGCTGGCTTACGGTGTTACTCGCAGTGTGACTAAGCGTTCAGTCATGACGCTGGCTTACGGGTCCAAAGAGTTCGGCTTCCGTCAACAAGTGCTGGAAGATACCATTCAGCCAGCTATTGATTCCGGCAAGGGTCTGATGTTCACTCAGCCGAATCAGGCTGCTGGATACATGGCTAAGCTGATTTGGGAATCTGTGAGCGTGACGGTGGTAGCTGCGGTTGAAGCAATGAACTGGCTTAAGTCTGCTGCTAAGCTGCTGGCTGCTGAGGTCAAAGATAAGAAGACTGGAGAGATTCTTCGCAAGCGTTGCGCTGTGCATTGGGTAACTCCTGATGGTTTCCCTGTGTGGCAGGAATACAAGAAGCCTATTCAGACGCGCTTGAACCTGATGTTCCTCGGTCAGTTCCGCTTACAGCCTACCATTAACACCAACAAAGATAGCGAGATTGATGCACACAAACAGGAGTCTGGTATCGCTCCTAACTTTGTACACAGCCAAGACGGTAGCCACCTTCGTAAGACTGTAGTGTGGGCACACGAGAAGTACGGAATCGAATCTTTTGCACTGATTCACGACTCCTTCGGTACCATTCCGGCTGACGCTGCGAACCTGTTCAAAGCAGTGCGCGAAACTATGGTTGACACATATGAGTCTTGTGATGTACTGGCTGATTTCTACGACCAGTTCGCTGACCAGTTGCACGAGTCTCAATTGGACAAAATGCCAGCACTTCCGGCTAAAGGTAACTTGAACCTCCGTGACATCTTAGAGTCGGACTTCGCGTTCGCGTAACGCCAAATCAATACGACTCACTATAGAGGGACAAACTCAAGGTCATTCGCAAGAGTGGCCTTTATGATTGACCTTCTTCCGGTTAATACGACTCACTATAGGAGAACCTTAAGGTTTAACTTTAAGACCCTTAAGTGTTAATTAGAGATTTAAATTAAAGAATTACTAAGAGAGGACTTTAAGTATGCGTAACTTCGAAAAGATGACCAAACGTTCTAACCGTAATGCTCGTGACTTCGAGGCAACCAAAGGTCGCAAGTTGAATAAGACTAAGCGTGACCGCTCTCACAAGCGTAGCTGGGAGGGTCAGTAAGATGGGACGTTTATATAGTGGTAATCTGGCAGCATTCAAGGCAGCAACAAACAAGCTGTTCCAGTTAGACTTAGCGGTCATTTATGATGACTGGTATGATGCCTATACAAGAAAAGATTGCATACGGTTACGTATTGAGGACAGGAGTGGAAACCTGATTGATACTAGCACCTTCTACCACCACGACGAGGACGTTCTGTTCAATATGTGTACTGATTGGTTGAACCATATGTATGACCAGTTGAAGGACTGGAAGTAATACGACTCAGTATAGGGACAATGCTTAAGGTCGCTCTCTAGGAGTGGCCTTAGTCATTTAACCAATAGGAGATAAACATTATGATGAACATTAAGACTAACCCGTTTAAAGCCGTGTCTTTCGTAGAGTCTGCCATTAAGAAGGCTCTGGATAACGCTGGGTATCTTATCGCTGAAATCAAGTACGATGGTGTACGCGGGAACATCTGCGTAGACAATACTGCTAACAGTTACTGGCTCTCTCGTGTATCTAAAACGATTCCGGCACTGGAGCACTTAAACGGGTTTGATGTTCGCTGGAAGCGTCTACTGAACGATGACCGTTGCTTCTACAAAGATGGCTTTATGCTTGATGGGGAACTCATGGTCAAGGGCGTAGACTTTAACACAGGGTCCGGCCTACTGCGTACCAAATGGACTGACACGAAGAACCAAGAGTTCCATGAAGAGTTATTCGTTGAACCAATCCGTAAGAAAGATAAAGTTCCCTTTAAGCTGCACACTGGACACCTTCACATAAAACTGTACGCTATCCTCCCGCTGCACATCGTGGAGTCTGGAGAAGACTGTGATGTCATGACGTTGCTCATGCAGGAACACGTTAAGAACATGCTGCCTCTGCTACAGGAATACTTCCCTGAAATCGAATGGCAAGCGGCTGAATCTTACGAGGTCTACGATATGGTAGAACTACAGCAACTGTACGAGCAGAAGCGAGCAGAAGGCCATGAGGGTCTCATTGTGAAAGACCCGATGTGTATCTATAAGCGCGGTAAGAAATCTGGCTGGTGGAAAATGAAACCTGAGAACGAAGCTGACGGTATCATTCAGGGTCTGGTATGGGGTACAAAAGGTCTGGCTAATGAAGGTAAAGTGATTGGTTTTGAGGTGCTTCTTGAGAGTGGTCGTTTAGTTAACGCCACGAATATCTCTCGCGCCTTAATGGATGAGTTCACTGAGACAGTAAAAGAGGCCACCCTAAGTCAATGGGGATTCTTTAGCCCATACGGTATTGGCGACAACGATGCTTGTACTATTAACCCTTACGATGGCTGGGCGTGTCAAATTAGCTACATGGAGGAAACACCTGATGGCTCTTTGCGGCACCCATCGTTCGTAATGTTCCGTGGCACCGAGGACAACCCTCAAGAGAAAATGTAATCACACTGGCTCACCTTCGGGTGGGCCTTTCTGCGTTTATAAGGAGACACTTTATGTTTAAGAAGGTTGGTAAATTCCTTGCGGCTTTGGCAGCTATCCTGACGCTTGCGTATATTCTTGCGGTATACCCTCAAGTAGCACTAGTAGTAGTTGGCGCTTGTTACTTAGCGGCAGTGTGTGCTTGCGTGTGGAGTATAGTTAACTGGTAATACGACTCACTAAAGGAGGTACACACCATGATGTACTTAATGCCATTACTCATCGTCATTGTAGGATGCCTTGCGCTCCACTGTAGCGATGATGATATGCCAGATGGTCACGCTTAATACGACTCACTAAAGGAGACACTATATGTTTCGACTTCATTACAACAAAAGCGTTAAGAATTTCACGGTTCGCCGTGCTGACCGTTCAATCGTATGTGCGAGCGAGCGCCGAGCTAAGATACCTCTTATTGGTAACACAGTTCCTTTGGCACCGAGCGTCCACATCATTATCACCCGTGGTGACTTTGAGAAAGCAATAGACAAGAAACGTCCGGTTCTTAGTGTGGCAGTGACCCGCTTCCCGTTCGTCCGTCTGTTACTCAAACGAATCAAGGAGGTGTTCTGATGGGACTGTTAGATGGTGAAGCCTGGGAAAAAGAAAACCCGCCAGTACAAGCAACTGGGTGTATAGCTTGCTTAGAGAAAGATGACCGTTATCCACACACCTGTAACAAAGGAGCTAACGATATGACCGAACGTGAACAAGAGATGATCATTAAGTTGATAGACAATAATGAAGGTCGCCCAGATGATTTGAATGGCTGCGGTATTCTCTGCTCCAATGTCCCTTGCCACCTCTGCCCCGCAAATAACGATCAAAAGATAACCTTAGGTGAAATCCGAGCGATGGACCCACGTAAACCACATCTGAATAAACCTGAGGTAACTCCTACAGATGACCAGCCTTCCGCTGAGACAATCGAAGGTGTCACTAAGCCTTCCCACTACATGCTGTTTGACGACATTGAGGCTATCGAAGTGATTGCTCGTTCAATGACCGTTGAGCAGTTCAAGGGATACTGCTTCGGTAACATCTTAAAGTACAGACTACGTGCTGGTAAGAAGTCAGAGTTAGCGTACTTAGAGAAAGACCTAGCGAAAGCAGACTTCTATAAAGAACTCTTTGAGAAACATAAGGATAAATGTTATGCATAACTTCAAGTCAACCCCACCTGCCGACAGCCTATCTGATGACTTCACATCTTGCTCAGAGTGGTGCCGAAAGATGTGGGAAGAGACATTCGACGATGCGTACATCAAGCTGTATGAACTTTGGAAATCGAGAGGTCAATGACTATGTCAAACGTAAATACAGGTTCACTTAGTGTGGACAATAAGAAGTTTTGGGCTACCGTAGAGTCCTCGGAGCATTCCTTCGAGGTTCCAATCTACGCTGAGACCCTAGACGAAGCTCTGGAGTTAGCCGAATGGCAATACGTTCCGGCTGGCTTTGAGGTTACTCGTGTGCGTCCTTGTGTAGCACCGAAGTAATACGACTCACTATTAGGGAAGACTCCCTCTGAGAAACCAAACGAAACCTAAAGGAGATTAACATTATGGCTAAGAAGATTTTCACCTCTGCGCTGGGTACCGCTGAACCTTACGCTTACATCGCCAAGCCGGACTACGGCAACGAAGAGCGTGGCTTTGGGAACCCTCGTGGTGTCTATAAAGTTGACCTGACTATTCCCAACAAAGACCCGCGCTGCCAGCGTATGGTCGATGAAATCGTGAAGTGTCACGAAGAGGCTTATGCTGCTGCCGTTGAGGAATACGAAGCTAATCCACCTGCTGTAGCTCGTGGTAAGAAACCGCTGAAACCGTATGAGGGTGACATGCCGTTCTTCGATAACGGTGACGGTACGACTACCTTTAAGTTCAAATGCTACGCGTCTTTCCAAGACAAGAAGACCAAAGAGACCAAGCACATCAATCTGGTTGTGGTTGACTCAAAAGGTAAGAAGATGGAAGACGTTCCGATTATCGGTGGTGGCTCTAAGCTGAAAGTTAAATATTCTCTGGTTCCATACAAGTGGAACACTGCTGTAGGTGCGAGCGTTAAGCTGCAACTGGAATCCGTGATGCTGGTCGAACTGGCTACCTTTGGTGGCGGTGAAGACGATTGGGCTGACGAAGTTGAAGAGAACGGCTATGTTGCCTCTGGTTCTGCCAAAGCGAGCAAACCACGCGACGAAGAAAGCTGGGACGAAGACGACGAAGAGTCCGAGGAAGCAGACGAAGACGGAGACTTCTAAGTGGAACTGCGGGAGAAAATCCTTGAGCGAATCAAGGTGACTTCCTCTGGGTGTTGGGAGTGGCAGGGCGCTACGAACAATAAAGGGTACGGGCAGGTGTGGTGCAGCAATACCGGAAAGGTTGTCTACTGTCATCGCGTAATGTCTAATGCTCCGAAAGGTTCTACCGTCCTGCACTCCTGTGATAATCCATTATGTTGTAACCCTGAACACCTATCCATAGGAACTCCAAAAGAGAACTCCACTGACATGGTAAATAAGGGTCGCTCACACAAGGGGTATAAACTTTCAGACGAAGACGTAATGGCAATCATGGAGTCCAGCGAGTCCAATGTATCCTTAGCTCGCACCTATGGTGTCTCCCAACAGACTATTTGTGATATACGCAAAGGGAGGCGACATGGCAGGTTACGGCGCTAAAGGAATCCGAAAGGTTGGAGCGTTTCGCTCTGGCCTAGAGGACAAGGTTTCAAAGCAGTTGGAATCAAAAGGTATTAAATTCGAGTATGAAGAGTGGAAAGTGCCTTATGTAATTCCGGCGAGCAATCACACTTACACTCCAGACTTCTTACTTCCAAACGGTATATTCGTTGAGACAAAGGGTCTGTGGGAAAGCGATGATAGAAAGAAGCACTTATTAATTAGGGAGCAGCACCCCGAGCTAGACATCCGTATTGTCTTCTCAAGCTCACGTACTAAGTTATACAAAGGTTCTCCAACGTCTTATGGAGAGTTCTGCGAAAAGCATGGTATTAAGTTCGCTGATAAACTGATACCTGCTGAGTGGATAAAGGAACCCAAGAAGGAGGTCCCCTTTGATAGATTAAAAAGGAAAGGAGGAAAGAAATAATGGCTCGTGTACAGTTTAAACAACGTGAATCTACTGACGCAATCTTTGTTCACTGCTCGGCTACCAAGCCAAGTCAGAATGTTGGTGTCCGTGAGATTCGCCAGTGGCACAAAGAGCAGGGTTGGCTCGATGTGGGATACCACTTTATCATCAAGCGAGACGGTACTGTGGAGGCAGGACGAGATGAGATGGCTGTAGGCTCTCACGCTAAGGGTTACAACCACAACTCTATCGGCGTCTGCCTTGTTGGTGGTATCGACGATAAAGGTAAGTTCGACGCTAACTTTACGCCAGCCCAAATGCAATCCCTTCGCTCACTGCTTGTCACACTGCTGGCTAAGTACGAAGGCGCTGTGCTTCGCGCCCATCATGAGGTGGCGCCGAAGGCTTGCCCTTCGTTCGACCTTAAGCGTTGGTGGGAGAAGAACGAACTGGTCACTTCTGACCGTGGATAATTAATTGAACTCACTAAAGGGAGACCACAGCGGTTTCCCTTTGTTCGCATTGGAGGTCAAATAATGCGCAAGTCTTATAAACAATTCTATAAGGCTCCGAGGAGGCATATCCAAGTGTGGGAGGCAGCCAATGGGCCTATACCAAAAGGTTATTATATAGACCACATTGACGGCAATCCACTCAACGACGCCTTAGACAATCTCCGTCTGGCTCTCCCAAAAGAAAACTCATGGAACATGAAGACTCCAAAGAGCAATACCTCAGGACTAAAGGGACTGAGTTGGAGCAAGGAAAGGGAGATGTGGAGAGGCACTGTAACAGCTGAGGGTAAACAGCATAACTTTCGTAGTAGAGATCTATTGGAAGTCGTTGCGTGGATTTATAGAACTAGGAGGGAATTGCATGGACAATTCGCACGATTCCGATAGTGTATTTCTTTACCACATTCCTTGTGACAACTGTGGGAGTAGTGATGGGAACTCGCTGTTCTCTGACGGACACACGTTCTGCTACGTATGCGAGAAGTGGACTGCTGGTAATGAAGACACTAAAGAGAGGGCTTCAAAACGGAAACCCTCAGGAGGTAAACCAATGACTTACAACGTGTGGAACTTCGGGGAATCCAATGGACGCTACTCCGCGTTAACTGCGAGAGGAATCTCCAAGGAAACCTGTCAGAAGGCTGGCTACTGGATTGCCAAAGTAGACGGTGTGATGTACCAAGTGGCTGACTATCGGGACCAGAACGGCAACATTGTGAGTCAGAAGGTTCGAGATAAAGATAAGAACTTTAAGACCACTGGTAGTCACAAGAGTGACGCTCTGTTCGGGAAGCACTTGTGGAATGGTGGTAAGAAGATTGTCGTTACAGAAGGTGAAATCGACATGCTTACCGTGATGGAACTTCAAGACTGTAAGTATCCTGTAGTGTCGTTGGGTCACGGTGCCTCTGCCGCTAAGAAGACATGCGCTGCCAACTACGAATACTTTGACCAGTTCGAACAGATTATCTTAATGTTCGATATGGACGAAGCAGGGCGCAAAGCAGTCGAAGAGGCTGCACAGGTTCTACCTGCTGGTAAGGTACGAGTGGCAGTTCTTCCGTGTAAGGATGCAAACGAGTGTCACCTAAATGGTCACGACCGTGAAATCATGGAGCAAGTGTGGAATGCTGGTCCTTGGATTCCTGATGGTGTGGTATCGGCTCTTTCGTTACGTGAACGAATCCGTGAGCACCTATCGTCCGAGGAATCAGTAGGTTTACTTTTCAGTGGCTGCACTGGTATCAACGATAAGACCTTAGGTGCCCGTGGTGGTGAAGTCATTATGGTCACTTCCGGTTCCGGTATGGGTAAGTCAACGTTCGTCCGTCAACAAGCTCTACAATGGGGCACAGCGATGGGCAAGAAGGTAGGCTTAGCGATGCTTGAGGAGTCCGTTGAGGAGACCGCTGAGGACCTTATAGGTCTACACAACCGTGTCCGACTGAGACAATCCGACTCACTAAAGAGAGAGATTATTGAGAACGGTAAGTTCGACCAATGGTTCGATGAACTGTTCGGCAACGATACGTTCCATCTATATGACTCATTCGCCGAGGCTGAGACGGATAGACTGCTCGCTAAGCTGGCCTACATGCGCTCAGGCTTGGGCTGTGACGTAATCATTCTAGACCACATCTCAATCGTCGTATCCGCTTCTGGTGAATCCGATGAGCGTAAGATGATTGACAACCTGATGACCAAGCTCAAAGGGTTCGCTAAGTCAACTGGGGTGGTGCTGGTCGTAATTTGTCACCTTAAGAACCCAGACAAAGGTAAAGCACATGAGGAAGGTCGCCCCGTTTCTATTACTGACCTACGTGGTTCTGGCGCACTACGCCAACTATCTGATACTATTATTGCCCTTGAGCGTAATCAGCAAGGCGATATGCCTAACCTTGTCCTCGTTCGTATTCTCAAGTGCCGCTTTACTGGTGATACTGGTATCGCTGGCTACATGGAATACAACAAGGAAACCGGATGGCTTGAACCATCAAGTTACTCAGGGGAAGAAGAGTCACACTCAGAGTCAACAGACTGGTCCAACGACACTGACTTCTGACAGGATTCTTGATGACTTTCCAGACGACTACGAGAAGTTTCGCTGGAGAGTCCCATTCTAATACGACTCACTAAAGGAGACACACCATGTTCAAACTGATTAAGAAGTTAGGCCAACTGCTGGTTCGTATGTACAACGTGGAAGCCAAGCGACTGAACGATGAGGCTCGTAAAGAGGCCACACAGTCACGCGCTCTGGCGATTCGCTCCAACGAACTGGCTGACAGTGCATCCACTAAAGTTACCGAGGCTGCCCGTGTGGCAAACCAAGCTCAACAGCTTTCCAAATTCTTTGAGTAATCAAACAGGAGAAACCATTATGTCTAACGTAGCTGAAACTATCCGTCTATCCGATACAGCTGACCAGTGGAACCGTCGAGTCCACATCAACGTTCGCAACGGTAAGGCGACTATGGTTTACCGCTGGAAGGACTCTAAGTCCTCTAAGAATCACACTCAGCGTATGACGTTGACAGATGAGCAAGCACTGCGTCTGGTCAATGCGCTTACCAAAGCTGCCGTGACAGCAATTCATGAAGCTGGTCGCGTCAATGAAGCTATGGCTATCCTCGACAAGATTGATAACTAAGAGTGGTATCCTCAAGGTCGCCAAAGTGGTGGCCTTCATGAATACTATTCGACTCACTATAGGAGATATTACCATGCGTGACCCTAAAGTTATCCAAGCAGAAATCGCTAAACTGGAAGCTGAACTGGAGGACGTTAAGTACCATGAAGCTAAGACTCGCTCCGCTGTTCACATCTTGAAGAACTTAGGCTGGACTTGGACAAGACAGACTGGCTGGAAGAAACCAGAAGTTACCAAGCTGAGTCATAAGGTGTTCGATAAGGACACTATGACCCACATCAAGGCTGGTGATTGGGTTAAGGTTGACATGGGAGTTGTTGGTGGATACGGCTACGTCCGCTCAGTTAGTGGCAAATATGCACAAGTGTCATACATCACAGGTGTTACTCCACGCGGTGCAATCGTTGCCGATAAGACCAACATGATTCACACAGGTTTCTTGACAGTTGTTTCATATGAAGAGATTGTTAAGTCACGATAATCAATAGGAGAAATCAATATGATCGTTTCTGACATCGAAGCTAACGCCCTCTTAGAGAGCGTCACTAAGTTCCACTGCGGGGTTATCTACGACTACTCCACCGCTGAGTACGTAAGCTACCGTCCGAGTGACTTCGGTGCGTATCTGGATGCGCTGGAAGCCGAGGTTGCACGAGGCGGTCTTATTGTGTTCCACAACGGTCACAAGTATGACGTTCCTGCATTGACCAAACTGGCAAAGTTGCAATTGAACCGAGAGTTCCACCTTCCTCGTGAGAACTGTATTGACACCCTTGTGTTGTCACGTTTGATTCATTCCAACCTCAAGGACACCGATATGGGTCTTCTGCGTTCCGGCAAGTTGCCCGGAAAACGCTTTGGGTCTCACGCTTTGGAGGCGTGGGGTTATCGCTTAGGCGAGATGAAGGGTGAATACAAAGACGACTTTAAGCGTATGCTTGAAGAGCAGGGTGAAGAATACGTTGACGGAATGGAGTGGTGGAACTTCAACGAAGAGATGATGGACTATAACGTTCAGGACGTTGTGGTAACTAAAGCTCTCCTTGAGAAGCTACTCTCTGACAAACATTACTTCCCTCCTGAGATTGACTTTACGGACGTAGGATACACTACGTTCTGGTCAGAATCCCTTGAGGCCGTTGACATTGAACATCGTGCTGCATGGCTGCTCGCTAAACAAGAGCGCAACGGGTTCCCGTTTGACACAAAAGCAATCGAAGAGTTGTACGTAGAGTTAGCTGCTCGCCGCTCTGAGTTGCTCCGTAAATTGACCGAAACGTTCGGCTCGTGGTATCAGCCTAAAGGTGGCACTGAGATGTTCTGCCATCCGCGAACAGGTAAGCCACTACCTAAATACCCTCGCATTAAGACACCTAAAGTTGGTGGTATCTTTAAGAAGCCTAAGAACAAGGCACAGCGAGAAGGCCGTGAGCCTTGCGAACTTGATACCCGCGAGTACGTTGCTGGTGCTCCTTACACCCCAGTTGAACATGTTGTGTTTAACCCTTCGTCTCGTGACCACATTCAGAAGAAACTCCAAGAGGCTGGGTGGGTCCCGACCAAGTACACCGATAAGGGTGCTCCTGTGGTGGACGATGAGGTACTCGAAGGAGTACGTGTAGATGACCCTGAGAAGCAAGCCGCTATCGACCTCATTAAAGAGTACTTGATGATTCAGAAGCGAATCGGACAGTCTGCTGAGGGAGACAAAGCATGGCTTCGTTATGTTGCTGAGGATGGTAAGATTCATGGTTCTGTTAACCCTAATGGAGCAGTTACGGGTCGTGCGACCCATGCGTTCCCAAACCTTGCGCAAATTCCGGGTGTACGTTCTCCTTATGGAGAGCAGTGTCGCGCTGCTTTTGGCGCTGAGCACCATTTGGATGGGATAACTGGTAAGCCTTGGGTTCAGGCTGGCATCGACGCATCCGGTCTTGAGCTACGCTGCTTGGCTCACTTCATGGCTCGCTTTGATAACGGCGAGTACGCTCACGAGATTCTTAACGGCGACATCCACACTAAGAACCAGATAGCTGCTGAACTACCTACCCGAGATAACGCTAAGACGTTCATCTATGGGTTCCTCTATGGTGCTGGTGATGAGAAGATTGGACAGATTGTTGGTGCTGGTAAAGAGCGCGGTAAGGAACTCAAGAAGAAATTCCTTGAGAACACCCCCGCGATTGCAGCACTCCGCGAGTCTATCCAACAGACACTTGTCGAGTCCTCTCAATGGGTAGCTGGTGAGCAACAAGTCAAGTGGAAACGCCGCTGGATTAAAGGTCTGGATGGTCGTAAGGTACACGTTCGTAGTCCTCACGCTGCCTTGAATACCCTACTGCAATCTGCTGGTGCTCTCATCTGCAAACTGTGGATTATCAAGACCGAAGAGATGCTCGTAGAGAAAGGCTTGAAGCATGGCTGGGATGGGGACTTTGCGTACATGGCATGGGTACATGATGAAATCCAAGTAGGCTGCCGTACCGAAGAGATTGCTCAGGTGGTCATTGAGACCGCACAAGAAGCGATGCGCTGGGTTGGAGACCACTGGAACTTCCGGTGTCTTCTGGATACCGAAGGTAAGATGGGTCCTAATTGGGCGATTTGCCACTGATACAGGAGGCTACTCATGAACGAAAGACACTTAACAGGTGCTGCTTCTGAAATGCTAGTAGCCTACAAATTTACCAAAGCTGGGTACACTGTCTATTACCCTATGCTGACTCAGAGTAAAGAGGACTTGGTTGTATGTAAGGATGGTAAATTTAGTAAGGTTCAGGTTAAAACAGCCACAACGGTTCAAACCAACACAGGAGATGCCAAGCAGGTTAGGCTAGGTGGATGCGGTAGGTCCGAATATAAGGATGGAGACTTTGACATTCTTGCGGTTGTGGTTGACGAAGATGTGCTTATTTTCACATGGGACGAAGTAAAAGGTAAGACATCCATGTGTGTCGGCAAGAGAAACAAAGGCATAAAACTATAGGAGAAATTATTATGGCTATGACAAAGAAATTTAAAGTGTCCTTCGACGTTACCGCAAAGATGTCGTCTGACGTTCAGGCAATCTTAGAGAAAGATATGCTGCATCTATGTAAGCAGGTCGGCTCAGGTGCGATTGTCCCCAATGGTAAACAGAAGGAAATGATTGTCCAGTTCCTGACACACGGTATGGAAGGATTGATGACATTCGTAGTACGTACATCATTTCGTGAGGCCATTAAGGACATGCACGAAGAGTATGCAGATAAGGACTCTTTCAAACAATCTCCTGCAACAGTACGGGAGGTGTTCTGATGTCTGACTACCTGAAAGTGCTGCAAGCAATCAAAAGTTGCCCTAAGACTTTCCAGTCCAACTATGTACGGAACAATGCGAGCCTCGTAGCGGAGGCCGCTTCCCGTGGTCACATCTCGTGCCTGACTACTAGTGGACGTAACGGTGGCGCTTGGGAAATCACTGCTTCCGGTACTCGCTTTCTGAAACGAATGGGAGGATGTGTCTAATGTCTCGTGACCTTGTGACTATTCCACGCGATGTGTGGAACGATATACAGGGCTACATCGACTCTCTGGAACGTGAGAACGATAGCCTTAAGAATCAACTAATGGAAGCTGACGAATACGTAGCGGAACTAGAGGAGAAACTTAATGGCACTTCTTGACCTTAAACAATTCTATGAGTTACGTGAAGGCTGCGACGACAAGGGTATCCTTGTGATGGACGGCGACTGGCTGGTCTTCCAAGCTATGAGTGCTGCTGAGTTTGATGCCTCTTGGGAGGAAGAGATTTGGCACCGATGCTGTGACCACGCTAAGGCCCGTCAGATTCTTGAGGATTCCATTAAGTCCTACGAGACCCGTAAGAAGGCTTGGGCAGGTGCTCCAATTGTCCTTGCGTTCACCGATAGTGTTAACTGGCGTAAAGAACTGGTTGACCCGAACTATAAGGCTAACCGTAAGGCCGTGAAGAAACCTGTAGGGTACTTTGAGTTCCTTGATGCTCTCTTTGAGCGCGAAGAGTTCTATTGCATCCGTGAGCCTATGCTTGAGGGTGATGACGTTATGGGAGTTATTGCTTCCAATCCGTCTGCCTTCGGTGCTCGTAAGGCTGTAATCATCTCTTGCGATAAGGACTTTAAGACCATCCCTAACTGTGACTTCCTGTGGTGTACCACTGGTAACATCCTGACTCAGACCGAAGAGTCCGCTGACTGGTGGCACCTCTTCCAGACCATCAAGGGTGACATCACTGATGGTTACTCAGGGATTGCTGGATGGGGTGATACCGCCGAGGACTTCTTGAATAACCCGTTCATAACCGAGCCTAAAACGTCTGTGCTTAAGTCCGGTAAGAACAAAGGCCAAGAGGTTACTAAATGGGTTAAACGCGACCCTGAGCCTCATGAGACGCTTTGGGACTGCATTAAGTCCATTGGCGCGAAGGCTGGTATGACCGAAGAGGATATTATCAAGCAGGGCCAAATGGCTCGAATCCTACGGTTCAACGAGTACAACTTTATTGACAAGGAGATTTACCTGTGGAGACCGTAGCGTATATTGGTCTGGGTCTTTGTGTTCTCGGAGTGTGCCTCATTTCGTGGGGCCTTTGGGACTTAGCCAGAATAATCAAGTCGTTACACGACACTAAGTGATAAACTCAAGGTCCCTAAATTAATACGACTCACTATAGGGAGATAGGGGCCTTTACGATTATTACTTTAAGATTTAACTCTAAGAGGAATCTTTATTATGTTAACACCTATTAACCAATTACTTAAGAACCCTAACGATATTCCAGATGTACCTCGTGCAACCGCTGAGTATCTACAGGTTCGATTCAACTATGCGTACCTCGAAGCGTCTGGTCATATAGGACTTATGCGTGCTAATGGTTGTAGTGAGGCCCACATCTTGGGTTTCATTCAGGGCCTACAGTATGCCTCTAACGTCATTGACGAGATTGAGTTACGCAAGGAACAACTAAGAGATGATGGGGAGGATTGACACTATGTGTTTCTCACCGAAAATTAAAACTCCGAAGATGGATACCAATCAGATTCGAGCCGTTGAGCCAGCGCCTCTGACCCAAGAAGTGTCAAGCGTGGAGTTCGGTGGGTCTTCTGATGAGACGGATACCGAGGGCACCGAAGTGTCTGGACGCAAAGGCCTCAAGGTCGAACGTGATGATTCCGTAGCGAAGTCTAAAGCCAGCGGCAATGGCTCCGCTCGTATGAAATCTTCCATCCGTAAGTCCGCATTTGGAGGTAAGAAGTGATGTCTGAGTTCACATGTGTGGAGGCTAAGAGTCGCTTCCGTGCAATCCGGTGGACTGTGGAACACCTTGGGTTGCCTAAAGGATTCGAAGGACACTTTGTGGGCTACAGCCTCTACGTAGACGAAGTGATGGACATGTCTGGTTGCCGTGAAGAGTACATTCTGGACTCTACCGGAAAACATGTAGCGTACTTCGCGTGGTGCGTAAGCTGTGACATTCACCACAAAGGAGACATTCTGGATGTAACGTCCGTTGTCATTAATCCTGAGGCAGACTCTAAGGGCTTACAGCGATTCCTAGCGAAACGCTTTAAGTACCTTGCGGAACTCCACGATTGCGATTGGGTGTCTCGTTGTAAGCATGAAGGCGAGACAATGCGTGTATACTTTAAGGAGGTATAAGTTATGGGTAAGAAAGTTAAGAAGGCCGTGAAGAAAGTCACCAAGTCCGTTAAGAAAGTCGTTAAGGAAGGGGCTCGTCCGGTTAAACAGGTTGCTGGCGGTCTAGCTGGTCTGGCTGGTGGTACTGGTGAAGCACAGATGGTGGAAGTACCACAAGCTGCCGCACAGATTGTTGACGTACCTGAGAAAGAGGTTTCCACTGAGGACGAAGCACAGACAGAAAGCGGACGCAAGAAAGCTCGTGCTGGCGGTAAGAAATCCTTGAGTGTAGCCCGTAGCTCCGGTGGCGGTATCAACATTTAATCAGGAGGTTATCGTGGAAGACTGCATTGAATGGACCGGAGGTGTCAACTCTAAGGGTTATGGTCGTAAGTGGGTTAATGGTAAACTTGTGACTCCACATAGGCACATCTATGAGGAGACATATGGTCCAGTTCCAACAGGAATTGTGGTGATGCATATCTGCGATAACCCTAGGTGCTATAACATAAAGCACCTTACGCTTGGAACTCCAAAGGATAATTCCGAGGACATGGTTACCAAAGGTAGACAGGCTAAAGGAGAGGAACTAAGCAAGAAACTTACAGAGTCAGACGTTCTCGCTATACGCTCTTCAACCTTAAGCCACCGCTCCTTAGGAGAACTGTATGGAGTCAGTCAATCAACCATAACGCGAATACTACAGCGTAAGACATGGAGACACATTTAATGGCTGAGAAACGAACAGGACTTGCGGAGGATGGCGCAAAGTCTGTCTATGAGCGTTTAAAGAACGACCGTGCTCCCTATGAGACACGCGCTCAGAATTGCGCTCAATATACCATCCCATCATTGTTCCCTAAGGACTCCGATAACGCCTCTACAGATTATCAAACTCCGTGGCAAGCCGTGGGCGCTCGTGGTCTGAACAATCTAGCCTCTAAGCTCATGCTGGCTCTATTCCCTATGCAGACTTGGATGCGACTTACTATATCTGAATATGAAGCAAAGCAGTTACTGAGCGACCCCGATGGACTCGCTAAGGTCGATGAGGGCCTCTCGATGGTAGAGCGTATCATCATGAACTACATTGAGTCTAACAGTTACCGCGTGACTCTCTTTGAGGCTCTCAAACAGTTAGTCGTAGCTGGTAACGTCCTGCTGTACCTACCGGAACCGGAAGGGTCAAACTATAATCCCATGAAGCTGTACCGATTGTCTTCTTATGTGGTCCAACGAGACGCATTCGGCAACGTTCTGCAAATGGTGACTCGTGACCAGATAGCTTTTGGTGCTCTCCCTGAGGACATCCGTAAGGCTGTAGAAGGTCAAGGTGGTGAGAAGAAAGCTGATGAGACAATCGACGTGTACACTCACATCTATCTGGATGAGGACTCAGGTGAATACCTCCGATACGAAGAGGTCGAGGGTATGGAAGTCCAAGGCTCCGATGGGACTTATCCTAAAGAGGCTTGCCCATACATCCCGATTCGGATGGTCAGACTAGATGGTGAATCCTACGGTCGTTCGTACATTGAGGAATACTTAGGTGACTTACGGTCCCTTGAAAATCTCCAAGAGGCTATCGTCAAGATGTCCATGATTAGCTCTAAGGTTATCGGCTTAGTGAATCCTGCTGGTATCACCCAGCCACGCCGACTGACCAAAGCTCAGACTGGTGACTTCGTTACTGGTCGTCCAGAAGACATCTCGTTCCTCCAACTGGAGAAGCAAGCAGACTTTACTGTAGCTAAAGCCGTAAGTGACGCTATCGAGGCTCGCCTTTCGTTTGCCTTTATGTTGAACTCTGCGGTTCAGCGTACAGGTGAACGTGTGACCGCCGAAGAGATTCGGTATGTAGCTTCTGAACTTGAAGATACTTTAGGTGGTGTCTACTCTATCCTTTCTCAAGAATTACAATTGCCTCTGGTACGAGTGCTCTTGAAGCAACTACAAGCCACGCAACAGATTCCTGAGTTACCTAAGGAAGCCGTAGAGCCAACCATTAGTACAGGTCTGGAAGCAATTGGTCGAGGACAAGACCTTGATAAGCTGGAGCGGTGTGTCACTGCGTGGGCTGCACTGGCACCTATGCGGGACGACCCTGATATTAACCTTGCGATGATTAAGTTACGTATTGCCAACGCTATCGGTATTGACACTTCTGGTATTCTACTCACCGAAGAACAGAAGCAACAGAAGATGGCCCAACAGTCTATGCAAATGGGTATGGATAATGGTGCTGCTGCGCTGGCTCAAGGTATGGCTGCACAAGCTACAGCTTCACCTGAGGCTATGGCTGCTGCCGCTGATTCCGTAGGTTTACAGCCGGGAATTTAATACGACTCACTATAGGGAGACCTCATCTTTGAAATGAGCGATGACAAGAGGTTGGAGTCCTCGGTCTTCCTGTAGTTCAACTTTAAGGAGACAATAATAATGGCTGAATCTAATGCAGACGTATATGCATCTTTTGGCGTGAACTCCGCTGTGATGTCTGGTGGTTCCGTTGAGGAACATGAGCAGAACATGCTGGCTCTTGATGTTGCTGCCCGTGATGGCGATGATGCAATCGAGTTAGCGTCAGACGAAGTGGAAACAGAACGTGACCTGTATGACAACTCTGACCCGTTCGGTCAAGAGGATGACGAAGGCCGCATTCAGGTTCGTATCGGTGATGGCTCTGAGCCGACCGATGTGGACACTGGAGAAGAAGGCGTTGAGGGCACCGAAGGTTCCGAAGAGTTTACCCCACTGGGCGAGACTCCAGAAGAACTGGTAGCTGCCTCTGAGCAACTTGGTGAGCACGAAGAGGGCTTCCAAGAGATGATTAACATTGCTGCTGAGCGTGGCATGAGTGTCGAGACCATTGAGGCTATCCAGCGTGAGTACGAGGAGAACGAAGAGTTGTCCGCCGAGTCCTACGCTAAGCTGGCTGAAATTGGCTACACGAAGGCTTTCATTGACTCGTATATCCGTGGTCAAGAAGCTCTGGTGGAGCAGTACGTAAACAGTGTCATTGAGTACGCTGGTGGTCGTGAACGTTTTGATGCACTGTATAACCACCTTGAGACGCACAACCCTGAGGCTGCACAGTCGCTGGATAATGCGTTGACCAATCGTGACTTAGCGACCGTTAAGGCTATCATCAACTTGGCTGGTGAGTCTCGCGCTAAGGCGTTCGGTCGTAAGCCAACTCGTAGTGTGACTAATCGTGCTATTCCGGCTAAACCTCAGGCTACCAAGCGTGAAGGCTTTGCGGACCGTAGCGAGATGATTAAAGCTATGAGTGACCCTCGGTATCGCACAGATGCCAACTATCGTCGTCAAGTCGAACAGAAAGTAATCGATTCGAACTTCTGATAGACTTCGAAATTAATACGACTCACTATAGGGAGACCACAACGGTTTCCCTCTAGAAATAATTTTGTTTAACTTTAAGAAGGAGATATACATATGGCTAGCATGACTGGTGGACAGCAAATGGGTACTAACCAAGGTAAAGGTGTAGTTGCTGCTGGAGATAAACTGGCGTTGTTCTTGAAGGTATTTGGCGGTGAAGTCCTGACTGCGTTCGCTCGTACCTCCGTGACCACTTCTCGCCACATGGTACGTTCCATCTCCAGCGGTAAATCCGCTCAGTTCCCTGTTCTGGGTCGCACTCAGGCAGCGTATCTGGCTCCGGGCGAGAACCTCGACGATAAACGTAAGGACATCAAACACACCGAGAAGGTAATCACCATTGACGGTCTCCTGACGGCTGACGTTCTGATTTATGATATTGAGGACGCGATGAACCACTACGACGTTCGCTCTGAGTATACCTCTCAGTTGGGTGAATCTCTGGCGATGGCTGCGGATGGTGCGGTTCTGGCTGAGATTGCCGGTCTGTGTAACGTGGAAAGCAAATATAATGAGAACATCGAGGGCTTAGGTACTGCTACCGTAATTGAGACCACTCAGAACAAGGCCGCACTTACCGACCAAGTTGCGCTGGGTAAGGAGATTATTGCGGCTCTGACTAAGGCTCGTGCGGCTCTGACCAAGAACTATGTTCCGGCTGCTGACCGTGTGTTCTACTGTGACCCAGATAGCTACTCTGCGATTCTGGCAGCACTGATGCCGAACGCAGCAAACTACGCTGCTCTGATTGACCCTGAGAAGGGTTCTATCCGCAACGTTATGGGCTTTGAGGTTGTAGAAGTTCCGCACCTCACCGCTGGTGGTGCTGGTACCGCTCGTGAGGGCACTACTGGTCAGAAGCACGTCTTCCCTGCCAATAAAGGTGAGGGTAATGTCAAGGTTGCTAAGGACAACGTTATCGGCCTGTTCATGCACCGCTCTGCGGTAGGTACTGTTAAGCTGCGTGACTTGGCTCTGGAGCGCGCTCGCCGTGCTAACTTCCAAGCGGACCAGATTATCGCTAAGTACGCAATGGGCCACGGTGGTCTTCGCCCAGAAGCTGCTGGTGCAGTGGTTTTCAAAGTGGAGTAATGCTGGGGGTGGCCTCAACGGTCGCTGCTAGTCCCGAAGAGGCGAGTGTTACTTCAACAGAAGAAACCTTAACGCCAGCACAGGAGGCCGCACGCACCCGCGCTGCTAACAAAGCCCGAAAGGAAGCTGAGTTGGCTGCTGCCACCGCTGAGCAATAACTAGCATAACCCCTTGGGGCCTCTAAACGGGTCTTGAGGGGTTTTTTGCTGAAAGGAGGAACTATATGCGCTCATACGATATGAACGTTGAGACTGCCGCTGAGTTATCAGCTGTGAACGACATTCTGGCGTCTATCGGTGAACCTCCGGTATCAACGCTGGAAGGTGACGCTAACGCAGATGCAGCGAACGCTCGGCGTATTCTCAACAAGATTAACCGACAGATTCAATCTCGTGGATGGACGTTCAACATTGAGGAAGGCATAACGCTACTACCTGATGTTTACTCCAACCTGATTGTATACAGTGACGACTATTTATCCCTAATGTCTACTTCCGGTCAATCCATCTACGTTAACCGAGGTGGCTATGTGTATGACCGAACGAGTCAATCAGACCGCTTTGACTCTGGTATTACTGTGAACATTATTCGTCTCCGCGACTACGATGAGATGCCTGAGTGCTTCCGTTACTGGATTGTCACCAAGGCTTCCCGTCAGTTCAACAACCGATTCTTTGGGGCACCGGAAGTAGAGGGTGTACTCCAAGAAGAGGAAGATGAGGCTAGACGTCTCTGCATGGAGTATGAGATGGACTACGGTGGGTACAATATGCTGGATGGAGATGCGTTCACTTCTGGTCTACTGACTCGCTAACATTAATAAATAAGGAGGCTCTAATGGCACTCATTAGCCAATCAATCAAGAACTTGAAGGGTGGTATCAGCCAACAGCCTGACATCCTTCGTTATCCAGACCAAGGGTCACGCCAAGTTAACGGTTGGTCTTCGGAGACCGAGGGCCTCCAAAAGCGTCCACCTCTTGTTTTCTTAAATACACTTGGAGACAACGGTGCGTTAGGTCAAGCTCCGTACATCCACCTGATTAACCGAGATGAGCACGAACAGTATTACGCTGTGTTCACTGGTAGCGGAATCCGAGTGTTCGACCTTTCTGGTAACGAGAAGCAAGTTAGGTATCCTAACGGTTCCAACTACATCAAGACCGCTAATCCACGTAACGACCTGCGAATGGTTACTGTAGCAGACTATACGTTCATCGTTAACCGTAACGTTGTTGCACAGAAGAACACAAAGTCTGTCAACTTACCGAATTACAACCCTAATCAAGACGGATTGATTAACGTTCGTGGTGGTCAGTATGGTAGGGAACTAATTGTACACATTAACGGTAAAGACGTTGCGAAGTATAAGATACCAGATGGTAGTCAACCTGAACACGTAAACAATACGGATGCCCAATGGTTAGCTGAAGAGTTAGCCAAGCAGATGCGCACTAACTTGTCTGATTGGACTGTAAATGTAGGGCAAGGGTTCATCCATGTGACCGCACCTAGTGGTCAACAGATTGACTCCTTCACGACTAAAGATGGCTACGCAGACCAGTTGATTAACCCTGTGACCCACTACGCTCAGTCGTTCTCTAAGCTGCCACCTAATGCTCCTAACGGCTACATGGTGAAAATCGTAGGGGACGCCTCTAAGTCTGCCGACCAGTATTACGTTCGGTATGACGCTGAGCGGAAAGTTTGGACTGAGACTTTAGGTTGGAACACTGAGGACCAAGTTCTATGGGAAACCATGCCACACGCTCTTGTGCGAGCCGCTGACGGTAATTTCGACTTCAAGTGGCTTGAGTGGTCTCCTAAGTCTTGTGGTGACGTTGACACCAACCCTTGGCCTTCTTTTGTTGGTTCAAGTATTAACGATGTGTTCTTCTTCCGTAACCGCTTAGGATTCCTTAGTGGGGAGAACATCATATTGAGTCGTACAGCCAAATACTTCAACTTCTACCCTGCGTCCATTGCGAACCTTAGTGATGACGACCCTATAGACGTAGCTGTGAGTACCAACCGAATAGCAATCCTTAAGTACGCCGTTCCGTTCTCAGAAGAGTTACTCATCTGGTCCGATGAAGCACAATTCGTCCTGACTGCCTCGGGTACTCTCACATCTAAGTCGGTTGAGTTGAACCTAACGACCCAGTTTGACGTACAGGACCGAGCGAGACCTTTTGGGATTGGGCGTAATGTCTACTTTGCTAGTCCGAGGTCCAGCTTCACGTCCATCCACAGGTACTACGCTGTGCAGGATGTCAGTTCCGTTAAGAATGCTGAGGACATTACATCACACGTTCCTAACTACATCCCTAATGGTGTGTTCAGTATTTGCGGAAGTGGTACGGAAAACTTCTGTTCGGTACTATCTCACGGGGACCCTAGTAAAATCTTCATGTACAAATTCCTGTACCTGAACGAAGAGTTAAGGCAACAGTCGTGGTCTCATTGGGACTTTGGGGAAAACGTACAGGTTCTAGCTTGTCAGAGTATCAGCTCAGATATGTATGTGATTCTTCGCAATGAGTTCAATACGTTCCTAGCTAGAATCTCTTTCACTAAGAACGCCATTGACTTACAGGGAGAACCCTATCGTGCCTTTATGGACATGAAGATTCGATACACGATTCCTAGTGGAACATACAACGATGACACATTCACTACCTCTATTCATATTCCAACAATTTATGGTGCAAACTTCGGGAGGGGCAAAATCACTGTATTGGAGCCTGATGGTAAGATAACCGTGTTTGAGCAACCTACGGCTGGGTGGAATAGCGACCCTTGGCTGAGACTCAGCGGTAACTTGGAGGGACGCATGGTGTACATTGGGTTCAACATTAACTTCGTATATGAGTTCTCTAAGTTCCTCATCAAGCAGACTGCCGACGACGGGTCTACCTCCACGGAAGACATTGGGCGCTTACAGTTACGCCGAGCGTGGGTTAACTACGAGAACTCTGGTACGTTTGACATTTATGTTGAGAACCAATCGTCTAACTGGAAGTACACAATGGCTGGTGCCCGATTAGGCTCTAACACTCTGAGGGCTGGGAGACTGAACTTAGGGACCGGACAATATCGATTCCCTGTGGTTGGTAACGCCAAGTTCAACACTGTATACATCTTGTCAGATGAGACTACCCCTCTGAACATCATTGGGTGTGGCTGGGAAGGTAACTACTTACGGAGAAGTTCCGGTATTTAATTAAATATTCTCCCTGTGGTGGCTCGAAATTAATACGACTCACTATAGGGAGAACAATACGACTACGGGAGGGTTTTCTTATGATGACTATAAGACCTACTAAAAGTACAGACTTTGAGGTATTCACTCCGGCTCACCATGACATTCTTGAAGCTAAGGCTGCTGGTATTGAGCCGAGTTTCCCTGATGCTTCCGAGTGTGTCACGTTGAGCCTCTATGGGTTCCCTCTAGCTATCGGTGGTAACTGCGGGGACCAGTGCTGGTTCGTTACGAGCGACCAAGTGTGGCGACTTAGTGGAAAGGCTAAGCGAAAGTTCCGTAAGTTAATCATGGAGTATCGCGATAAGATGCTTGAGAAGTATGATACTCTTTGGAATTACGTATGGGTAGGCAATACGTCCCACATTCGTTTCCTCAAGACTATCGGTGCGGTATTCCATGAAGAGTACACACGAGATGGTCAATTTCAGTTATTTACAATCACGAAAGGAGGATAACCATATGTGTTGGGCAGCCGCAATACCTATCGCTATATCTGGCGCTCAGGCTATCAGTGGTCAGAACGCTCAGGCCAAAATGATTGCCGCTCAGACCGCTGCTGGTCGTCGTCAAGCTATGGAAATCATGAGGCAGACGAACATCCAGAATGCTGACCTATCGTTGCAAGCTCGAAGTAAACTTGAGGAAGCGTCCGCCGAGTTGACCTCACAGAACATGCAGAAGGTCCAAGCTATTGGGTCTATCCGAGCGGCTATCGGAGAGAGTATGCTTGAAGGTTCCTCAATGGACCGCATTAAGCGAGTCACAGAAGGACAGTTCATTCGGGAAGCCAATATGGTAACTGAGAACTATCGCCGTGACTACCAAGCAATCTTCGCACAGCAACTTGGTGGTACTCAAAGTGCTGCAAGTCAGATTGACGAAATCTATAAGAGCGAACAGAAACAGAAGAGTAAGCTACAGATGGTTCTGGACCCACTGGCTATCATGGGGTCTTCCGCTGCGAGTGCTTACGCATCCGGTGCGTTCGACTCTAAGTCCACAACTAAGGCACCTATTGTTGCCGCTAAAGGAACCAAGACGGGGAGGTAATGAGCTATGAGTAAAATTGAATCTGCCCTTCAAGCGGCACAACCGGGACTCTCTCGGTTACGTGGTGGTGCTGGAGGTATGGGCTATCGTGCAGCAACCACTCAGGCCGAACAGCCAAGGTCAAGCCTATTGGACACCATTGGTCGGTTCGCTAAGGCTGGTGCCGATATGTATACCGCTAAGGAACAACGAGCACGAGACCTAGCTGATGAACGCTCTAACGAGATTATCCGTAAGCTGACCCCTGAGCAACGTCGAGAAGCTCTCAACAACGGGACCCTTCTGTATCAGGATGACCCATACGCTATGGAAGCACTCCGAGTCAAGACTGGTCGTAACGCTGCGTATCTTGTGGACGATGACGTTATGCAGAAGATAAAAGAGGGTGTCTTCCGTACTCGCGAAGAGATGGAAGAGTATCGCCATAGTCGCCTTCAAGAGGGCGCTAAGGTATACGCTGAGCAGTTCGGCATCGACCCTGAGGACGTTGATTATCAGCGTGGTTTCAACGGGGACATTACCGAGCGTAACATCTCGCTGTATGGTGCGCATGATAACTTCTTGAGCCAGCAAGCTCAGAAGGGCGCTATCATGAACAGCCGAGTGGAACTCAACGGTGTCCTTCAAGACCCTGATATGCTGCGTCGTCCAGACTCTGCTGACTTCTTTGAGAAGTATATCGACAACGGTCTGGTTACTGGCGCAATCCCATCTGATGCTCAAGCCACACAGCTTATAAGCCAAGCGTTCAGTGACGCTTCTAGCCGTGCTGGTGGTGCTGACTTCCTGATGCGAGTCGGTGACAAGAAGGTAACACTTAACGGAGCCACTACGACTTACCGAGAGTTGATTGGTGAGGAACAGTGGAACGCTCTCATGGTCACAGCACAACGTTCTCAGTTTGAGACTGACGCGAAGCTGAACGAGCAGTATCGCTTGAAGATTAACTCTGCGCTGAACCAAGAGGACCCAAGGACAGCTTGGGAGATGCTTCAAGGTATCAAGGCTGAACTAGATAAGGTCCAACCTGATGAGCAGATGACACCACAACGTGAGTGGCTAATCTCCGCACAGGAACAAGTTCAGAATCAGATGAACGCATGGACGAAAGCTCAGGCCAAGGCTCTGGACGATTCCATGAAGTCAATGAACAAACTTGACGTAATCGACAAGCAATTCCAGAAGCGAATCAACGGTGAGTGGGTCTCAACGGATTTTAAGGATATGCCAGTCAACGAGAACACTGGTGAGTTCAAGCATAGCGATATGGTTAACTACGCCAATAAGAAGCTCGCTGAGATTGACAGTATGGACATTCCAGACGGTGCCAAGGATGCTATGAAGTTGAAGTACCTTCAAGCGGACTCTAAGGACGGAGCATTCCGTACAGCCATCGGAACCATGGTCACTGACGCTGGTCAAGAGTGGTCTGCCGCTGTGATTAACGGTAAGTTACCAGAACGAACCCCAGCTATGGATGCTCTGCGCAGAATCCGCAATGCTGACCCTCAGTTGATTGCTGCGCTATACCCAGACCAAGCTGAGCTATTCCTGACGATGGACATGATGGACAAGCAGGGTATTGACCCTCAGGTTATTCTTGATGCCGACCGACTGACTGTTAAGCGGTCCAAAGAGCAACGCTTTGAGGATGATAAAGCATTCGAGTCTGCACTGAATGCATCTAAGGCTCCTGAGATTGCCCGTATGCCAGCGTCACTGCGCGAATCTGCACGTAAGATTTATGACTCCGTTAAGTATCGCTCGGGGAACGAAAGCATGGCTATGGAGCAGATGACCAAGTTCCTTAAGGAATCTACCTACACGTTCACTGGTGATGATGTTGACGGTGATACCGTTGGTGTGATTCCTAAGAATATGATGCAGGTTAACTCTGACCCGAAATCATGGGAGCAAGGTCGGGATATTCTGGAGGAAGCACGTAAGGGAATCATTGCGAGCAACCCTTGGATAACCAATAAGCAACTGACCATGTATTCTCAAGGTGACTCCATTTACCTTATGGACACCACAGGTCAAGTCAGAGTCCGATACGACAAAGAGTTACTCTCGAAGGTCTGGAGTGAGAACCAGAAGAAACTCGAAGAGAAAGCTCGTGAGAAGGCTCTGGCTGATGTGAACAAGCGAGCACCTATAGTTGCCGCTACGAAGGCCCGTGAAGCTGCTGCTAAACGAGTCCGAGAGAAACGTAAACAGACTCCTAAGTTCATCTACGGACGTAAGGAGTAACTAAAGGCTACATAAGGAGGCCCTAAATGGATAAGTACGATAAGAACGTACCAAGTGATTATGATGGTCTGTTCCAAAAGGCTGCTGATGCCAACGGGGTCTCTTATGACCTTTTACGTAAAGTCGCTTGGACAGAATCACGATTTGTGCCTACAGCAAAATCTAAGACTGGACCATTAGGCATGATGCAATTTACCAAGGCAACCGCTAAGGCCCTCGGTCTGCGAGTTACCGATGGTCCAGACGACGACCGACTGAACCCTGAGTTAGCTATTAATGCTGCCGCTAAGCAACTTGCAGGTCTGGTAGGGAAGTTTGATGGCGATGAACTCAAAGCTGCCCTTGCGTACAACCAAGGCGAGGGACGCTTGGGTAATCCACAACTTGAGGCGTACTCTAAGGGAGACTTCGCATCAATCTCTGAGGAGGGACGTAACTACATGCGTAACCTTCTGGATGTTGCTAAGTCACCTATGGCTGGACAGTTGGAAACTTTTGGTGGCATAACCCCAAAGGGTAAAGGCATTCCGGCTGAGGTAGGATTGGCTGGAATTGGTCACAAGCAGAAAGTAACACAGGAACTTCCTGAGTCCACAAGTTTTGACGTTAAGGGTATCGAACAGGAGGCTACGGCGAAACCATTCGCCAAGGACTTTTGGGAGACCCACGGAGAAACACTTGACGAGTACAACAGTCGTTCAACCTTCTTCGGATTCAAAAATGCTGCCGAAGCTGAACTCTCCAACTCAGTCGCTGGGATGGCTTTCCGTGCTGGTCGTCTCGATAATGGTTTTGATGTGTTTAAAGACACCATTACGCCGACTCGCTGGAACTCTCACATCTGGACTCCAGAGGAGTTAGAGAAGATTCGAACAGAGGTTAAGAACCCTGCGTACATCAACGTTGTAACTGGTGGTTCCCCTGAGAACCTCGATGACCTCATTAAATTGGCTAACGAGAACTTTGAGAATGACTCCCGCGCTGCCGAGGCTGGCCTAGGTGCCAAACTGAGTGCTGGTATTATTGGTGCTGGTGTGGACCCGCTTAGCTATGTTCCTATGGTCGGTGTCACTGGTAAGGGCTTTAAGTTAATCAATAAGGCTCTTGTAGTTGGTGCCGAAAGTGCTGCTCTGAACGTTGCATCCGAAGGTCTCCGTACCTCCGTAGCTGGTGGTGACGCAGACTATGCGGGTGCTGCCTTAGGTGGCTTTGTGTTTGGCGCAGGCATGTCTGCAATCAGTGACGCTGTAGCTGCTGGACTGAAACGCAGTAAACCAGAAGCTGAGTTCGACAATGAGTTCATCGGTCCTATGATGCGATTGGAAGCCCGTGAGACAGCACGAAACGCCAACTCTGCGGACCTCTCTCGGATGAACACTGAGAACATGAAGTTTGAAGGTGAACATAATGGTGTCCCTTATGAGGACTTACCAACAGAGAGAGGTGCCGTGGTGTTACATGATGGCTCCGTTCTAAGTGCAAGCAACCCAATCAACCCTAAGACTCTAAAAGAGTTCTCCGAGGTTGACCCTGAGAAGGCTGCGCGAGGAATCAAACTGGCTGGGTTCACCGAGATTGGCTTGAAGACCTTGGGGTCTGACGATGCTGACATCCGTAGAGTGGCTATCGACCTCGTTCGCTCTCCTACTGGTATGCAGTCTGGTGCCTCAGGTAAGTTCGGTGCAACAGCTTCTGACATCCATGAGAGACTTCATGGTACTGACCAGCGTACTTATAATGACTTGTACAAAGCAATGTCTGACGCTATGAAAGACCCTGAGTTCTCTACTGGCGGCGCTAAGATGTCCCGTGAAGAAACTCGATACACTATCTACCGTAGAGCGGCACTAGCTATTGAGCGTCCAGAACTACAGAAGGCACTCACTCCGTCTGAGAGAATCGTTATGGACATCATTAAGCGTCACTTTGACACCAAGCGTGAACTTATGGAAAACCCAGCAATATTCGGTAACACAAAGGCTGTGAGTATCTTCCCTGAGAGTCGCCACAAAGGTACTTACGTTCCTCACGTATATGACCGTCATGCCAAGGCGCTGATGATTCAACGCTACGGTGCCGAAGGTTTGCAGGAAGGGATTGCCCGCTCATGGATGAACAGCTACGTCTCCAGACCTGAGGTCAAGGCCAGAGTCGATGAGATGCTTAAGGAATTACACGGGGTGAAGGAAGTAACACCAGAGATGGTAGAGAAGTACGCTATGGATAAGGCTTATGGTATCTCCCACTCAGACCAGTTCACCAACAGTTCCATAATAGAAGAGAACATTGAGGGCTTAGTAGGTATCGAGAATAACTCATTCCTTGAGGCACGTAACTTGTTTGATTCGGACCTATCCATCACTATGCCAGACGGACAGCAATTCTCAGTGAATGACCTAAGGGACTTCGATATGTTCCGCATCATGCCAGCGTATGACCGCCGTGTCAATGGTGACATCGCCATCATGGGGTCTACTGGTAAAACCACTAAGGAACTTAAGGATGAGATTTTGGCTCTCAAAGCGAAAGCTGAGGGAGACGGTAAGAAGACTGGCGAGGTACATGCTTTAATGGATACCGTTAAGATTCTTACTGGTCGTGCTAGACGCAATCAGGACACTGTGTGGGAAACCTCACTGCGTGCCATCAATGACCTAGGGTTCTTCGCTAAGAACGCCTACATGGGTGCTCAGAACATTACGGAGATTGCTGGGATGATTGTCACTGGTAACGTTCGTGCTCTAGGGCATGGTATCCCAATTCTGCGTGATACACTCTACAAGTCTAAACCAGTTTCAGCTAAGGAACTCAAGGAACTCCATGCGTCTCTGTTCGGGAAGGAGGTGGACCAGTTGATTCGGCCTAAACGTGCTGACATTGTGCAGCGCCTAAGGGAAGCAACTGATACCGGACCTGCCGTGGCGAACATCGTAGGGACCTTGAAGTATTCAACACAGGAACTGGCTGCTCGCTCTCCGTGGACTAAGCTACTGAACGGAACCACTAACTACCTTCTGGATGCTGCGCGTCAAGGTATGCTTGGGGATGTTATTAGTGCCACCCTAACAGGTAAGACTACCCGCTGGGAGAAAGAAGGCTTCCTTCGTGGTGCCTCCGTAACTCCTGAGCAGATGGCTGGCATCAAGTCTCTCATCAAGGAACATATGGTACGCGGTGAGGACGGGAAGTTTACCGTTAAGGACAAGCAAGCGTTCTCTATGGACCCACGGGCTATGGACTTATGGAGACTGGCTGACAAGGTAGCTGATGAGGCAATGCTGCGTCCACATAAGGTGTCCTTACAGGATTCCCATGCGTTCGGAGCACTAGGTAAGATGGTTATGCAGTTTAAGTCTTTCACTATCAAGTCCCTTAACTCTAAGTTCCTGCGAACCTTCTATGATGGATACAAGAACAACCGAGCGATTGACGCTGCGCTGAGCATCATCACCTCTATGGGTCTCGCTGGTGGTTTCTATGCTATGGCTGCACACGTCAAAGCATACGCTCTGCCTAAGGAGAAACGTAAGGAGTACTTGGAGCGTGCACTGGACCCAACCATGATTGCCCACGCTGCGTTATCTCGTAGTTCTCAATTGGGTGCTCCTTTGGCTATGGTTGACCTAGTTGGTGGTGTTTTAGGGTTCGAGTCCTCCAAGATGGCTCGCTCTACGATTCTACCTAAGGACACCGTGAAGGAACGTGACCCAAACAAACCGTACACCTCTAGAGAGGTAATGGGCGCTATGGGTTCAAACCTTCTGGAACAGATGCCTTCGGCTGGCTTTGTGGCTAACGTAGGGGCTACCTTAATGAATGCTGCTGGCGTGGTCAACTCACCTAATAAAGCAACCGAGCAGGACTTCATGACTGGTCTTATGAACTCCACAAAAGAGTTAGTACCGAACGACCCATTGACTCAACAGCTTGTGTTGAAGATTTATGAGGCGAACGGTGTTAACTTGAGGGAGCGTAGGAAATAATACGACTCACTATAGGGAGAGGCGAAATAATCTTCTCCCTGTAGTCTCTTAGATTTACTTTAAGGAGGTCAAATGGCTAACGTAATTAAAACCGTTTTGACTTACCAGTTAGATGGCTCCAATCGTGATTTTAATATCCCGTTTGAGTATCTAGCCCGTAAGTTCGTAGTGGTAACTCTTATTGGTGTAGACCGAAAGGTCCTTACGATTAATACAGACTATCGCTTTGCTACACGTACTACTATCTCTCTGACAAAGGCTTGGGGTCCAGCCGATGGCTACACGACCATCGAGTTACGTCGAGTAACCTCCACTACCGACCGATTGGTTGACTTTACGGATGGTTCAATCCTCCGCGCGTATGACCTTAACGTCGCTCAGATTCAAACGATGCACGTAGCGGAAGAGGCCCGTGACCTCACTACGGATACTATCGGTGTCAATAACGATGGTCACTTGGATGCTCGTGGTCGTCGAATTGTGAACCTAGCGAACGCCGTGGATGACCGCGATGCTGTTCCGTTTGGTCAACTAAAGACCATGAACCAGAACTCATGGCAAGCACGTAATGAAGCCTTACAGTTCCGTAATGAGGCTGAGACTTTCAGAAACCAAGCGGAGGGCTTTAAGAACGAGTCCAGTACCAACGCTACGAACACAAAGCAGTGGCGCGATGAGACCAAGGGTTTCCGAGACGAAGCCAAGCGGTTCAAGAATACGGCTGGTCAATACGCTACATCTGCTGGGAACTCTGCTTCCGCTGCGCATCAATCTGAGGTAAACGCTGAGAACTCTGCCACAGCATCCGCTAACTCTGCTCATTTGGCAGAACAGCAAGCAGACCGTGCGGAACGTGAGGCAGACAAGCTGGAAAATTACAATGGATTGGCTGGTGCAATTGATAAGGTAGATGGAACCAATGTGTACTGGAAAGGAAATATTCACGCTAACGGGCGCCTTTACATGACCACAAACGGTTTTGACTGTGGCCAGTATCAACAGTTCTTTGGTGGTGTCACTAATCGTTACTCTGTCATGGAGTGGGGAGATGAGAACGGATGGCTGATGTATGTTCAACGTAGAGAGTGGACAACAGCGATAGGCGGTAACATCCAGTTAGTAGTAAACGGACAGATCATCACCCAAGGTGGAGCCATGACCGGTCAGCTAAAATTGCAGAATGGGCATGTTCTTCAATTAGAGTCCGCATCCGACAAGGCGCACTATATTCTATCTAAAGATGGTAACAGGAATAACTGGTACATTGGTAGAGGGTCAGATAACAACAATGACTGTACCTTCCACTCCTATGTACATGGTACGACCTTAACACTCAAGCAGGACTATGCAGTAGTTAACAAACACTTCCACGTAGGTCAGGCCGTTGTGGCCACTGATGGTAATATTCAAGGTACTAAGTGGGGAGGTAAATGGCTGGATGCTTACCTACGTGACAGCTTCGTTGCGAAGTCCAAGGCGTGGACTCAGGTGTGGTCTGGTAGTGCTGGCGGTGGGGTAAGTGTGACTGTTTCACAGGATCTCCGCTTCCGCAATATCTGGATTAAGTGTGCCAACAACTCTTGGAACTTCTTCCGTACTGGCCCCGATGGAATCTACTTCATAGCCTCTGATGGTGGATGGTTACGATTCCAAATACACTCCAACGGTCTCGGATTCAAGAATATTGCAGACAGTCGTTCAGTACCTAATGCAATCATGGTGGAGAACGAGTAATTGGTAAATCACAAGGAAAGACGTGTAGTCCACGGATGGACTCTCAAGGAGGTACAAGGTGCTATCATTAGACTTTAACAACGAATTGATTAAGGCTGCTCCAATTGTTGGGACGGGTGTAGCAGATGTTAGTGCTCGACTGTTCTTTGGGTTAAGCCTTAACGAATGGTTCTACGTTGCTGCTATCGCCTACACAGTGGTTCAGATTGGTGCCAAGGTAGTCGATAAGATGATTGACTGGAAGAAAGCCAATAAGGAGTGATATGTATGGAAAAGGATAAGAGCCTTATTACATTCTTAGAGATGTTGGACACTGCGATGGCTCAGCGTATGCTTGCGGACCTTTCGGACCATGAGCGTCGCTCTCCGCAACTCTATAATGCTATTAACAAACTGTTAGACCGCCACAAGTTCCAGATTGGTAAGTTGCAGCCGGATGTTCACATCTTAGGTGGCCTTGCTGGTGCTCTTGAAGAGTACAAAGAGAAAGTCGGTGATAACGGTCTTACGGATGATGATATTTACACATTACAGTGATATACTCAAGGCCACTACAGATAGTGGTCTTTATGGATGTCATTGTCTATACGAGATGCTCCTACGTGAAATCTGAAAGTTAACGGGAGGCATTATGCTAGAATTTTTACGTAAGCTAATCCCTTGGGTTCTCGCTGGGATGCTATTCGGGTTAGGATGGCATCTAGGGTCAGACTCAATGGACGCTAAATGGAAACAGGAGGTACACAATGAGTACGTTAAGAGAGTTGAGGCTGCGAAGAGCACTCAAAGAGCAATCGATGCGGTATCTGCTAAGTATCAAGAAGACCTTGCCGCGCTGGAAGGGAGCACTGATAGGATTATTTCTGATTTGCGTAGCGACAATAAGCGGTTGCGCGTCAGAGTCAAAACTACCGGAACCTCCGATGGTCAGTGTGGATTCGAGCCTGATGGTCGAGCCGAACTTGACGACCGAGATGCTAAACGTATTCTCGCAGTGACCCAGAAGGGTGACGCATGGATTCGTGCGTTACAGGATACTATTCGTGAACTGCAACGTAAGTAGGAAATCAAGTAAGGAGGCAATGTGTCTACTCAATCCAATCGTAATGCGCTCGTAGTGGCGCAACTGAAAGGAGACTTCGTGGCGTTCCTATTCGTCTTATGGAAGGCGCTAAACCTACCGGTGCCCACTAAGTGTCAGATTGACATGGCTAAGGTGCTGGCGAATGGAGACAACAAGAAGTTCATCTTACAGGCTTTCCGTGGTATCGGTAAGTCGTTCATCACATGTGCGTTCGTTGTGTGGTCCTTATGGAGAGACCCTCAGTTGAAGATACTTATCGTATCAGCCTCTAAGGAGCGTGCAGACGCTAACTCCATCTTTATTAAGAACATCATTGACCTGCTGCCATTCCTATCTGAGTTAAAGCCAAGACCCGGACAGCGTGACTCGGTAATCAGCTTTGATGTAGGCCCAGCCAATCCTGACCACTCTCCTAGTGTGAAATCAGTAGGTATCACTGGTCAGTTAACTGGTAGCCGTGCTGACATTATCATTGCGGATGACGTTGAGATTCCGTCTAACAGCGCAACTATGGGTGCCCGTGAGAAGCTATGGACTCTGGTTCAGGAGTTCGCTGCGTTACTTAAACCGCTGCCTTCCTCTCGCGTTATCTACCTTGGTACACCTCAGACAGAGATGACTCTCTATAAGGAACTTGAGGATAACCGTGGGTACACAACCATTATCTGGCCTGCTCTGTACCCAAGGACACGTGAAGAGAACCTCTATTACTCACAGCGTCTTGCTCCTATGTTACGCGCTGAGTACGATGAGAACCCTGAGGCACTTGCTGGGACTCCAACAGACCCAGTGCGCTTTGACCGTGATGACCTGCGCGAGCGTGAGTTGGAATACGGTAAGGCTGGCTTTACGCTACAGTTCATGCTTAACCCTAACCTTAGTGATGCCGAGAAGTACCCGCTGAGGCTTCGTGACGCTATCGTAGCGGCCTTAGACTTAGAGAAGGCCCCAATGCATTACCAGTGGCTTCCGAACCGTCAGAACATCATTGAGGACCTTCCTAACGTTGGCCTTAAGGGTGATGACCTGCATACGTACCACGATTGTTCCAACAACTCAGGTCAGTACCAACAGAAGATTCTGGTCATTGACCCTAGTGGTCGCGGTAAGGACGAAACAGGTTACGCTGTGCTGTACACACTGAACGGTTACATCTACCTTATGGAAGCTGGAGGTTTCCGTGATGGCTACTCCGATAAGACCCTTGAGTTACTCGCTAAGAAGGCAAAGCAATGGGGAGTCCAGACGGTTGTCTACGAGAGTAACTTCGGTGACGGTATGTTCGGTAAGGTATTCAGTCCTATCCTTCTTAAACACCACAACTGTGCGATGGAAGAGATTCGTGCCCGTGGTATGAAAGAGATGCGTATTTGCGATACCCTTGAGCCAGTCATGCAGACTCACCGCCTTGTAATTCGTGATGAGGTCATTAGGGCCGACTACCAGTCCGCTCGTGACGTAGACGGTAAGCATGACGTTAAGTACTCGTTGTTCTACCAGATGACCCGTATCACTCGTGAGAAAGGCGCTCTGGCTCATGATGACCGATTGGATGCCCTTGCGTTAGGCATTGAGTATCTCCGTGAGTCCATGCAGTTGGATTCCGTTAAGGTCGAGGGTGAAGTACTTGCTGACTTCCTTGAGGAACACATGATGCGTCCTACGGTTGCTGCTACGCATATCATTGAGATGTCTGTGGGAGGAGTTGATGTGTACTCTGAGGACGATGAGGGTTACGGTACGTCTTTCATTGAGTGGTGATTTATGCATTAGGACTGCATAGGGATGCACTATAGACCACGGATGGTCAGTTCTTTAAGTTACTGAAAAGACACGATAAATTAATACGACTCACTATAGGGAGAGGAGGGACGAAAGGTTACTATATAGATACTGAATGAATACTTATAGAGTGCATAAAGTATGCATAATGGTGTACCTAGAGTGACCTCTAAGAATGGTGATTATATTGTATTAGTATCACCTTAACTTAAGGACCAACATAAAGGGAGGAGACTCATGTTCCGCTTATTGTTGAACCTACTGCGGCATAGAGTCACCTACCGATTTCTTGTGGTACTTTGTGCTGCCCTTGGGTACGCATCTCTTACTGGAGACCTCAGTTCACTGGAGTCTGTCGTTTGCTCTATACTCACTTGTAGCGATTAGGGTCTTCCTGACCGACTGATGGCTCACCGAGGGATTCAGCGGTATGATTGCATCACACCACTTCATCCCTATAGAGTCAAGTCCTAAGGTATACCCATAAAGAGCCTCTAATGGTCTATCCTAAGGTCTATACCTAAAGATAGGCCATCCTATCAGTGTCACCTAAAGAGGGTCTTAGAGAGGGCCTATGGAGTTCCTATAGGGTCCTTTAAAATATACCATAAAAATCTGAGTGACTATCTCACAGTGTACGGACCTAAAGTTCCCCCATAGGGGGTACCTAAAGCCCAGCCAATCACCTAAAGTCAACCTTCGGTTGACCTTGAGGGTTCCCTAAGGGTTGGGGATGACCCTTGGGTTTGTCTTTGGGTGTTACCTTGAGTGTCTCTCTGTGTCCCT